CCATTTGTGTATGAAACTCCCTGTGTGCTTGAAGCAGGACTTCAAACGTATCCTGACACCTGTAAAATCGTAGAAACCCGTGAAACTGGTGGTGCGCTTCGCACTCGTAACATTTTTTCTAATAAGCATGGTTTGACGATCAAAGGACGATTTGATAAGGAGAAGGGATACATGACTTGGGATAGTCATAATAAGTTTGAGTACAAGTGGGAGTATAAAGTTGGCGGTAGTAATGAAACTGGAGCATGGACTTATGTGATGCCTGGTTTCTTAGTTCAAAATGTTTCTTGGGATTAAATTATGAAAGACATTGTTTTGTATCCAAGTTTTATTCTGACCGCAGTGCTTGGATTTATTACTGGCGGTGCTTTTTACAGTCAGTCATCTTACAATGATGCTCTGAAACTGTGTAATCAAAAACCATTGGAGTGTAAGTTCAAATACGACATTCTGATGTATAATGAGACTGGCAGAGTTCCTTACACTGCGCCTAAACCCGTAAAGGAGACTGAAAAGAAATGACCGAAGCAAATGTCAATCTGAATGTTCATGAAATTGGTGTAATTCTATCCGCACTTCAGTTACTGAATCTCCGTGATGAAAATCAAATCGCACGGGAATATGGAAGTGTTCCAGCACTGTATAACAAACTTTACAGTGTCTTTGAGCAGATGGACAGTTCCCAAACTGGTCTACGCAACGACGTGGTGCCGTCCTTCTAACCTATAATACAGAGGTAATCGGGAGACACCCAATGCCTGACTTCCCCACTCTCCAATCTAAAGACGGCACGATGCTGGTCGGTTTCTATCCTGTTGCCACCCCTTATGGCGACATCTCTCAAGAGTGGTGTATGCAGATCCTCTCTTGGAAAGGTATTGATCAAATCTCCAAGAAGTATCTCAACCGTGTGGAGAAGTCTCTGGCAATCCGTGACCGTCTTGCCTATGATTATGTGGTGACGGGTGACAATCAAGACCTGCCCCAACAGGGTAATCCTTTCTATGGTGCTTGCTGATGAAACGGAAATATATCACCTATGGTGTTCTGATCATGTTTGCCATGATCGGATACAATGCCTTTCTGGTACAACGTGATCAGAAAATGTTTGATGCCTATTATCATCATCACAGCACACAACAACAATGAACGATGAAGATGTGAAGCAGTTTATCACTGCCTTTGAGGACTTTATGAAACACGCCGATGTTGAAGTCCAAAACTACGTGAGGCGTGAAGCAGCACGTAGTTATACCAAAAGTTATTTTGAACGTCAAGCAGCAGAAATGGGTGTGCCCGTTGACTATTACATTTCAGAGTTTGTATGAATGAGCAAACCAAGTTAATTCTGGCATTGATACAGATTGATAACATCACTTCTCTGATTGAGGACAATGAATATCAAAAGTTTCTGTATGGACATCTGGTTTCAGTGCGAGTAGAACTACAGCGTCAGTTGACAAATCTGAAGCATTCATCTAAAATAAAGGAGTAATTTACCAAAGAAAATGAAAAGTCTGTACATTGTTGATTACTGGGTGCCGTTTCCTTCCAGTGAATATGGTGGAGTCGTCAGTCTGATCGCAGAAGATGACACTGAGGCATTTGAACTCCTTGCGAATGAGGAAGGTTTTGATGAGAACTATCAAAATCTGATTATGCCCAATGTTGTCAAGGCACAGAAGTTCAAACTGGTGGATGATTACGAATCTGGTATTATCGATGCTTTTACGACCTGATTATGGAACAACGTTATAAAATTCTTCAACTGTTCACCAATGAATGGGAACTCATTGATCCAAAGGCAATCAAACTGACGAAGGAGCAGTGTGATTCTCTGCTAAATTATTATGTTTCAGAGGGTATCAATCCCAATCATCTCAGAGCAATTGCCGACAACGATTAACGATGTTTCTCAGTTTCTTTGCGTTCATCTTCGCAGCACTACAGTTTGTACAAGTACCCCAATGGGAGAATGACTGGAAAAAATGTTCTGTTTTCGTTCCTGATACTGCTTGCCATTGGTATGTGGTCAATCCCGATAACACTTTTGGGAAAGGTTTTAGTTGGATTACTGCACCAACCTACGATGTTGAAGCAGTGTATGACATCGGAAAGACTCATGAATTGACTGTTGCCAAAGGGTATCAGACTACTGTAGAATTGATGAATGCCGAATCTGGTTTAAAGTATGGCGATGATTATTGAGTTTCCCCACCGAGCACCAAAAGGAATGCACTATGAGCAAACAGAGTTTAAACGCAATGTTGTTGCTATCTGGATTCATTATGACCGTAGGTTTGACTACAATCTTGGTAATGAGGTTCGTTGTATCTGGGGATTCTACAATACCAAAACCCGAACCTATCATGCTCCCATCAACTCAGGAACGGTCGGAAACGCTGTTAGTTTAGATCGCACCACACCCTATTCTGCGATGCCAATCAAACAAACTCCACTTGAAGCAGCCTATGTATGAACCAAAAGTCAATGATTATGTTCAGTGGAAAAACGGTAAGGGTGTAGAAGGATGGGTTTATTTCAAGGATAGTTCATACATTACGATTGAAACACAAGTCTGGCCAAAGCATCCAGATGATATACACAAAGGTACACATCATCGTAATGAACGAACTCTGGTGATTTGTTATCCTGAGTCCTGGAAAGAACTTAAATATGTGAAGACCCGTAATCATATCTACGATGAAAAGTAAACATAATCTATGGCGATGGTGGGCGAAAGCATTAGGAGAGAAGGCATCAAAAAATGACAGAGAATCAGATCACATTGCTGGTATACGGACTGTTATATTCTGTACTTATCTTCTTACTAATGCTTTCATTGTTGCGGGGGTCATAAGACACTGGAATGATGAAGTCCCGAATCTAAATAATGACACACAGGTTCATAGTTCAACCGAATGTCAGCGACAGTCACCAAAGCAGGACCATATTACACCTCTGGAAGTATCTCCTTTTCGTCCCTAAGAACAAACTTCCGAGCACAACAACCCGATGGTAGTTTCTCTTCGGATACGCTGCCAATCAAAGCGTCACAATTAAGAAGAGTCACCAGTACGACTGATACGAATCCGACAGTACCTGATGCGACTGAGAATGCAAATGTAACCACATCAAATAATTGGAAGGCATCACAGTTTCGTAATTCGATTAAGTATTACTTCATCACACAGACTGGTACGGATGATAATACAGCATCACCATCATCACCTGGATTCAATATCGGTACACAGTCCTGGAACTCTAATCTGAATAAGAATGTTCGGAAGTACATGTATCTCAACGGTACAATGGGTTCATCTAATACAACACAGTACGCAGCATATCTTCAAGCAGAGACCTATAACTTAGAGGTCAATGTATCAGGTGGAGTCTATGGTGCTGGTGGATCCAATGGTACGTCTGGTAATATCAGTGGTGGTAATGGTGGACCTGCGATGTATGTCCAGTCCACAGGATCTGAGGTGACGGTGAATGTAAGATCCACTGCGAACATCTATGGTGGTGGAGGTGGTGGAGAAAAAGGAAGAACGGGTAATACAGGTTCAACAGGAACGTGTTATAATTATGAAGAGTATGAAACTGGATTATCCTGTGGTGGATGTCCTGGATGTGGTGGAGACGAACGAATTGCCTGTTGGGGTGTCACAGGATGTAACTGTGGTAAGGGTGGATGTAGCAGCACCGACTTCCGTTCAAGATGTAGAAGAGCCATACCTTTCTCTGTACCAGGAGCACCAGGCGGAGAAGGTGGTAATGGTGGATTAGGACAGGGATATGGTCAGTCCAGAACAGATGGATCAGGAGGAACCGCAGGAACCACTGGTGGATGTCAAACTTATGGTGGAAATGGTGAAACAGGAGAGACTGGTGGTAATGGTGGAGATTGGGGATCGTCAGGTGGAAATACTGAAAACACAGGAGCAGGAGGATCATCAGGAAGAGCAATCACAGGTAGTAATTACAGCGTGACAGGAACGATAAATTCTGCTACAATTAAGGGAGCATATCAACCATAAAGTAACAAATGACTGAAGATTACCCATCATTATCAGAACAAGGAAAGAACCTTGCTAAGTTTACATTTGAAGTTGTTAAACAGGCATTCTCATCTAATGCTTTATTTGTATCACCCGAGGTAAAGCAGCAAAGATTAGATATTTGTAAGGAGTGTGAGTATTATGATCCAAGACAGGTCAGGTGTAAGCATTGTGGTTGTTTCTTAGATCAAAAAGCAAGTTTCGCATTAGACTCCTGTCCGATTGATAAGTGGTCTGTGTCTGATAGTGATTGGATCAATGGTGAGTTTGATAAGGTGGTGGATAAGGTACAGAATCCACCCTCTGAGAATGATGGTCCAAGGTTTCCAATGAACCCAGAAGTAGGACAGGTTTATGGTTGGAAAGATCGTAAATGGCAGTGGAATGGGGAGTTGTGGGATTTTATACCAGAATAGGAAATATGGTATAATTTGATACATTATAAGGTTAAATTTAATTAAAAAATATAATAAAAAACATTTATTAGTATTTTATTTGATTCTCAATTAGTTGTATTTTATTGAGAATCAATTGAGTATAATAGTTGAGAATAAGTATGAAATGAGATGTCTTATAAGTGTGTTAAATGCTTATAAATGATTGATCTTATAAGTGTGTTAAATGCTTATAAATGCCTCCTGGTCTTGTGAGTTTAGCGAGCGTATCATAAGAAGCGCAGTTTGTCAAGCCCCACCGCCGCCCCAGGATCAGGAGACCCACACAAATCTCGTCTAGACTCATAGGCAAGAATGTTACGAGAAGCACATAAATCTAGACGAGAATACATATATACTCTTATGAGAATCTCGTCTAGAATACTCATTGACAACTTGACGAGATATCTGCTATAATCATAAAGCATCATACAAATCTCGACGAGCTTATGTACGACGACTACGATCTCGACTACACATACGCAACAGACTATTCATACGATCTAGACGAGTATTATGCACAAGATCTAGATCTCGACGAGGATTACGCACGAGATGGGCAAGATTATGAATCACTTGCGTATCGTCACTATGCATGATATAATCTAGTAAACATCGCACGAGTTTCACATGGCTGCCACACATACAAAGCGCATGGTACGTGTTACTCTAGATCTCATGTGTTATGATGATCTAGAACTAGATGATATCCCCTGGCGGGAGATGTTACACCTAGAAGATGACGAAGATATACATGTTAGCATCAAAGATTTTACTGATATCTTCTAGTGTGCCAGTTTAAATATTGGATCTATTCTCATTAATAGTCCTTATTGATTCTCAATAACCAGATCTTATTGAGAATGAGGACAGTTGAGAGAGTGGCACAAGGGGGGTTGTGCTGAGCGGCAAGATCGGATATTGTACCTCTGTCGTCGGGAATTCACCTTGAAAGACATCAGGATTCGTGTTGAAACTTACGATGGTTTGTGTACTATTTGGTACGAACGTTCAAAGTTAAAGAATGCTTGTGATATTATCAGCAAGCGTGTATACAACCAACTCTGTGGTTTGAACATCAAAGAAGTTAACGTTTCGGTGATTTGATTATGTGTGGTCCTGCTTTTGAATATACTCGGGAAGATTTCCTGAATGATGCGTCCCCCGAAGAATGGGATGAATGGGAACAGAAAGCGGCTGAACTTGAGCTGCCGTTAGATTACTATTTGGCCGAGTTTGTGTGACAGTTGGGGAAGTGGCACATACCCCCTTGCGGTTTGTTTGAATCTGGTTTACATTACATTCGTTGATTTGAAACACCAATGAAATTCACCACTCCTGTCGCAATTTCTGATTACTTCTACTTCAACATTGACTTTCGTGATCTGATCACCAAGTTGAACGATGAATGTGAAGAAGTCATCGGATTGTCCATCGGTCGTGCATACATTGGGTTCTACGGTAATTCTATCAATTGGGGCATTCTGGACGAGAATGGGTCACTCTGAGAAGTGTCACAAGGGGGGTTGCGATGCCCCCCGATCTCTGATACATTACATTTGTCGCTGAGAGATTTCAATGTTTGATGAACTCTGGTCTGAGATTCAGGACATGCCTGGTGAGATTTTTGACCTGGACATTCCTGAACTCAAAGATGAAAAGTTTGATGTCAATGAGTATCTGAACGCAAACTACGATTATTGAGAACAATGGCAGAAATGATTGAACTCACTCAAGATGAGATTCGTGCTCTGCTGGATCTCATTGAGTTTCATGATGATTGGGAAGAATGTAGTGAACAACTGGGTGTAGATGTTGCCAAGTTGTATGATAAAGTTTCTTCATTCGTGACCTACTGATGCTCTACCAAATCATCGACATTGAGTTTGATTTTGATGATGAAGATGAACTGGATGATGATTACAAATCTGACCTCTTTGATGAGGCATTGAGTCAAATCTGGGAGGCATCGGATGAAGATGACCTCGTGGAAGAAGTTACCACCGCCTATGGTTGGTGCATCAAATCTATTAACTTTCGCCACGTTCTTTCGTGATGACAAACCGAACCGAACTTGAGTGGTTTCTGTTAGAGAAGTGTCGTGAAGATCCCGACCTTTTCGCTACAGTAATCAGTGAGTATGTTTGGAATCTAAGTGAATCCAAACTTGATGAACTTGAGGACTTTCTTTCTAACAACTTCGGAGACGACTGATGACCACCGAAGAACTTTACGCCAAATACGAATCACTGGACTCTGATCAGATTCGTGAGTTCGTTGATGCTTACGCCGAGCGTATCATTGATGACATGGACACGAAATGTTTGATGCAGTTCGTGTATGATACCATCACGGAGAATCTTATGATTCAGGAACCGAAAGAAATTTTAGAAGAAGTGTTCTGCGTTTATGATGAAGAAACCGTCGCAGAACTTATTGAGAGTGTGACACCTGACTAAGTGGCACAGGAGGGATTGCGCTCCCCCTTTTTTCGTGCCATACTAAGATCATGCAAAACAAACACATCGAACACCCCGAAGATTCTATCCTTACGGGTGACCTTACTGTTCTGGATTGGTTTACTGCCCGTGGCAATCTGAGTGTAAAGATTGACGGTGCACCTGCTATTGTGTGGGGTATTAATCCCGCCAATGGTGAGTTCTTCGTTGGCACCAAAGCAGTCTTCAACAAAGTAAAGATTCGGATCGCACATTCGCATGATGAGATCAATCAATTCTATCAAGGCGAAGTTGCAAACATTCTTCACGCTTGTTTTGACTGGTTGCCTCATTCAAACGGTATCTTTCAAGGTGATTTTATCGGTTTCGGTGGTGATACTGAGTATACTCCTAATACGATCACTTATCAGTTTCCTGAGGTAGTTTCTGAGAAGATCATTGTCGCTCCTCATACTTACTACATTGCCGACAAAGATCTGCGGGATGCTGTAGCGTATCCGATGAAGTTTACCATCACGGATACTCCCTACGTGAAATTTGTGAAACCTGAAGCATACATTCAGCACGGACAAGAATCGTTCGCTGATGTAGAAGAAATCTGCGACTTTGCCCGCCAGATGTCTACTGCCTGTGAGTTCGTAACTGATAAGGAAGCGGCAAAGATCAAACAACAGATCAATGCCTGCATTCGTACTGGTGAAGAAGTCAACCCCGACGACTTTGATTGTGATGCTAACCTGCTGCGTCTGTGGGCATTGGTGAAGTCGATCAAAGATGATTGTTTGTACCTCTGCCGCAATCAGGGTCCCGCAGCATACCTGTACGGCAACAGGATTGATGCTGAGGGTTACGTTCTCACCAATGAGTTTGGTATGTTCAAACTGGT